ACCTTTAGCGTACTCAAGTGCCGCTACTTCTCTTCTTTCCGCTTCACGAACCTTATAGGTAAGTTTATTTATTCGCTTTTTTACAGATTCACTGTAGTTAGCGATTTCTTCCTCACTAGATTCAGGTTCTTTACTTTCTTGAACTTCATCCGCAACAATCTGTGGAGAGTTTTCTCCTTCTTCTGTTGTTTCTTCTAGTTCAATTTCAACTTCTTCGTCTTCTACTTGCATGGGTTCAGCCATGATTTTTCCTCTAGCATTGCGTGATTATTCTACATCTTCCGGGTTATTCACCACGGCGAGTATTTCATCATCGTTTAATAAGCGCAGGTCTCCTCCATCAATTTTGATTCGAGCTCCTGCGTATCTTCCAAAAATAATCCAATCTCTTTCTCGGCACCAAGGACCATTAGGAAATTTACCCTTATCTTTGTAAGCATCTGGCCCCAACGATACTACAAAACCAACATTAGTTCCTAATCTTTCTTTTTCAACATAGGAGTCTGCTAACCTGATCCCCCCTTTAGTTACCGCTTTTTGGCTAAACGGTAATATCAACATTCTATATCCTGTTGGTTTAGGAAGTTTTTCTATAAGAGACTTATCTTCCTGAACAGATTCAGGTGTGAATTCTACTTTATCTTCTTGGGGGGAAATTTCCCGTATTAACGGAACATGATCTGGGACTGATTTGCCTTGCGGCTGTTTCTTAGCTGACATCATTTTGTTCCTGAATATTTTGCAGGTCTATTATTATTCTCTCGGCTGAGCTTAGACCTGATAACTCACCAAGAATTCTTTGATACCCCTCCCAATCTTGAACACCCCCTGTCCTTAAAACTTCGGTAAGGTCTTCTTGTCGCTTGCGAAGTTCCCTTAAAAGTTTTTCGACTAAATATATGGGGTCCATCATGGGGACTTAGTTACTTTTCTTTTTAACCTTGCCGCCGCCATATTTTTTAACCTTGCCGCCGCCGCCATATTTTTTAACCTTGCCGCCGCCAGCATAGTCTCCACGAGAAGTAGTGCTTTCTCCCCTCACCCATCTTTTTCTTTCATTCATTCCTGGCATTTTACCTTGCTCCACTAGGGCTTGAATTAAATTTTGTGCCCTTAGTTGCTGCGCCCTTGCCCTGAACTGTCTTTTGCCCTTGACCAAAAACACTCTTGCTGGTAGAGTTTAAAACAGTAGTGCCTTTAACCGGCTTACCAAGATCAATCTTTCTAGGAGCGGGAAAACTCACCTTTTTGTACTTAGTCGTATTTTTCATTTAATCACCTTTCGTCTCTGTATCAGATGATCTTACATCTTTCAATATCTGACCATACGTTTTACTGATATCACCTTGTGCTTTCAACAAGGCTTCTTCTCTATCTTGAGCAACCTTCATTTCTGCAATTGCTTCTTGGGATTCTATCTTAGCTTGATCAACCCTTGCCCGTAAAGCATCACCTTGAGCTCTTTGTGCTATCTCTTCCTTCTTAAGTTCTACAATCGGATCCATTTGAGCATTTTGCTGAGCTTCGATAAGAGCTTGTTGCTGACCTGTAACCTGCTGAGCGGCATTAGCGGCAGCTAGAGCAATTTCATTCATGAGTTGCTGAGCTTGCTCTTCTGGCATTCTTTGTATTTGATCAAGCGGCGGTAGTTGTTGTCCAAGAGCTTGTTCTATCTGCTGCTTATAGACCATAGCTGTATGTTCTTGTACATTGGCCTGTATTGACTGTAGCGCCACGGGATTTTGCTGCATCATTGGATTTTGTAAAAATGCACCATGTGCCGCTATATAAGCATCATGATTTTGAAACTCAAATGCCTTAATAGGTTGCCCCATCATTGCGGCCTGTTGTTCACTTATCGGGTCTCGAGGGGGAACTTCTGGTGGAGGCGGTAAAATTAGTTCTATATTCTTAACTTCTAATGCCTCGTACATTCTTTTATAGGCTTCTCGCAAATTATGTATATCTGGAGCAGCTTGGGCCATTTGTAGTTCTTGTTGCGCTAACATTACCCGTTGCGCCATACTAAATATGTTAGGATCACTGACTGGTATAATATCTACCCGATCATCAAAATCTGCTTGTTTTATTTCTTGATTTCCACCGGCCACTGCGTATGGGTAAATTGGGGGGAGTGATCGAGAAAAGACACTAGCTAGGAGTCTAAATTCCTTCTTTTGAGCAAAATGAAGACGTTTATGTATAGCGGACATTACTTTTGTGCCACGCTCTAACATAGCCACTGTTGTGCCTACGGGCAGCTGTTGACTGCCAATATCTCCAACTTGCATGTCTGCAATAGAGGCAAATCGTCTACCAGAATCAATAAGAACACCTAATAATTGACTAAGTACCGCGCTAGGCTCTTTATAGGGTAGTGGCATCAATGCATCACGAATTGTGCCGCCTGGAACGTCTATATCCCTGAATTCTCCGGGTCTTAAGGGCTCATCTTCCCCTTGAACCCGCATTCCACGTGCTTTAAAGCCTGCGGGGAGGTTACTTAGCGTCCCTGCGTCAATTAATTGCCTTAAAACGGACGTTGCGGACTTTGTAAGTCCTCCAATCATGTGAATCAGGCCAAATCCGTAAAATCCAAGCCCCGGAAGGAACTTATAGTGTACAAAATACTCTTTTTTTCGGAATAATTCGTCACCTTGTTGCCAATTTCGCCTAATTGAGAGAATTTCGCCATTATCTTCAAGGATTGTGACGATATAAGGCACCGCAAAGTCATATTCATCAACGCCGTCTAGCTCTAGATTCACATGAATTTCTAATAAAGTGTATTCATCGGAATCATTGGTCGGTTTGGACAACCCCTGAAGCTCATCTATCTTATCTTTTGCCTCATCTAAGGTCATTTCTCCCGGATTACCAATCTCAATATCCCTATACGCTCCGCTTAGTTGCATTTTGCGGACGTCATTACCGGTCATATTGATAGTGTGAGAGATTCTTGGGCTGGTTTCTAGATTAGTTGTGTCATAACTGACTACTAAATCCTCCGCTTTTACAAAAGCAGACGTCGCACGGCCCAATAATGAATCAAAAAATACTTTTTTAAATGCACTTCCCGCCAAAGGTAGATAGAAAAGCAAACTATCCATATCTGGATCATATTCTTCCATCACTTCGGTGATTTGGTAGTTCATATACTCCTTTACACGCTGACATTGTGCCATCGTTTCAGGAGATTCTGCGCCCACTATATTAGTAGCGACTGGACCATTAGCTGGGAGGAGTTCTTTATAGGCTTGAGCTTGAAATTGTGTTGCGGCTTCCGCAAGTAGCGGGTGAGTTACTCCACTCGCCCCCGGAAACGGCATATCTCGGTCTTCTGTTTTAATGCCGAGGAGATCTAACCCCTTACTAAAGGCATCTAACCAATCTTCACGAGACGTTTTATCTTCTTCGTAGGCTGAGGTTAATTCAGAAGAAATTTCTTGTAGGACGTTTGGCTCTAGAACTTCGGTTAGATTTGTGGTGTGCTCGTTTTCTTGTGTTTGTACTGTATCGTCTAGAGCAACCATTTCTCCATCTGGGCCAACTTGAAATTCTACCCCGTTAGCCGTAGGATCTTCTTCAGGAACTTGTATAGTTAACTCTTCCTCATCATCTGGTTGCTTGAGAAAAGGAGAAGTTCCTTTATTCGGATATCTTTGGACTTCTATCGCCATAGTTTACGTTACCGTTATAAGTTCAATAATAGCTTATTTTCTTTTTGTATAATACTTCTTCTTCATAATCACTGGGTAACTTAATAAATCCACCTTGCCTGAATCTCATGAGAGCTTGGGTAGTGGAATCCACTAAATCATCATGGTCTCCGGCGGGGAACGCTGCACATTCTTCAATTACATCGTGTGCCCAGTTTGTATCAGGGTACCAAACCATCCCAGATTCAAATAACGGAGCACAACTATTAACTCTGGCTACTTTGTCGCTGCCTTTTGATGGTGTGAAGTTCTGAACAGGAATCCCTACATTACGCAACTCCTGAGTAAGCGGCATACCCGATGCTTTACCCTCAATAATCACTATATCAGGTTTATGGTGTTCATATTGTTTAAAGGCTTGACCTTTAAGTTCCGGGAAATTATATCGACCCTTAACCACGTCTATTAAAATAATATGAGGAGCATCACCATTATATATTTCGTCTCCACCTAAACGTCCTTCTGGATAAAATACTCCCCATGTGGTTATTGCTGAATAGTCTGCCATCTCTGATTTTAAAAATGCTGTGTCATAACTTTGGATAATATAGTCGCATTTAGGAGGCTTACTATTTGGCCATTCCATCCACCACTCCCGCTTAATTAATGCCCCTTCCTCGGAGGTCGGATTTTGCATGTATTGGGCGTGCCACTTTGGACCGCCTCTTAAACTTGCCTGAACACTTTCTAATTCTTCAATTGACCAATATTCTGGCCACAGTGCTTTACCGCTGGGCATTATTGCGGGAAGTTCGATTAACTCCCACTGGTCTGCTTTAGGATCTCGTGCCGCGTCTTTCAGTAATCTACCTGTTAAATCATTGACGTTCCACCGAGTCATGACTATGACTATAGCTCCTCCCGGCTGTAACCTTTGGCGGGGACCGCTAGTGTACCACTCATAGACATCTTCCATGGACTTGGGGTTCAAGGCGTCTTGTTCTGAATGAGGGTCATCAATAATAAACAAATCCGCACCACGACCCGCCAAAGCACCCCCCACTCCCGCAGCATAATACTCCCCCTTTAAC